TCACGACCCGCCACGATCCCGAAATGGGTCGAAAATGGACACACACTGTGTATCCACGGTGTGTACACAGTGTAATCACATTGGTCCGCGCCAATGTGGAGCCATTCACTATTCGCATGGAGGGGCGTCAATGACCTCGCTGAAGAAAAGGCAGGCCAGGCGCAGTAAGGAGCTATTGCGAGATGCCCGACACCAACTCCGCGGGCGTAGACGTATTCGTCCGCGTCGGGGACAACGAGGAATTGCACCTCGCGACCATTCGCGACGTGACCAGCACGTCGGAGGCCTTGAGGAGCTTGGCTTCGGAGCTGGAGAGCCTGGCCGGCGCCCCGGTGCGGTTGCGGGATCGTACCGCGCCCGACGAGGAGGACTTCTACGCCGAAGATCTGCGCTGAGGGTCCCGACCTACGCCCGCTGGCTGCTGGCCCTCTGGTGCACCGTCTGGGCCGTCCTGGTGGTCCTGGTCGTCATCGTCGTCGGCTCCGCCCTGCACCCCATCGAGCTGCAGTGAAGAGGGCCCGCCGCTAGTCAGGCGGCAGACCCTCTTCTTCCCTCGCCTGACAGCCATGACAAGCGGGAGGATCGAGTTGCAGCAGCCCGGCGTCCCGGAGGGCCCGCACCGCGAGGTGCGCGGCCCGGTCGGCGCTGAGCGCCACGTCGCCCCGGGGGCCCACGGCGAACGGCTCCAGGGCGCGGCGGACCGCGTCGATCGCTGGTCCGGACCTGGCCTTGAGCCTGGCGATCCTGGCCTCGGCGGCTACGGTGCCGACGAACGTAATGGGCTCGCTCACGGGCCCTCCCTCTATTCGCCGGGATCGGGTCGGTTCTTGGGGTGGTGCTGCGGTTCGCGGTCCTCGGCGAGTTCGATCTCCTCGCGTTCCGCGTCCGGGAAGCCGTCGATGAAGTCGTCCCAGGCCTGCTCGTCGGTCGCCTGCCGGCGGGGCTGCTCGTCGGTCATCCCGGCCGGCCCAGCTTGAGCAGCAGCGCCCGGGTCTTCGCCTTGTACTCCGCGTCGACCACCGGCACCCGGATCAGGCCCTCGCCGACCCACAGCAGCCGGTCGTCGATCGCCTTGGTCAGCAGCGCGCGCAGCTGGGCTAGCTCGTCGCGGGTCACGACTGCGCCTCGAGGCACAGGCACTCGACGCAGAGCAGCCGCACGAACATCCGCCCTGGCCCGGCCATCGGGTCGAACCAGCACAGCTGCTCGCAGCGCTCGCATGGCAGCTGCTCCCGGCGCCGGGCGTGGTCCGCGGAAAACGTCGCGGGATCCGCTTTGCCTTCGGCCACCCGCGTGCCGACCTGGATCGGTTTCACCGCCCGTGCCCGCAGCATCTCGGCGTCGGACACCACCTGGATCTCCACCCCGTCGATGGTTACCGCCCGGGTGAGCTCGTCCTCGGTCACCGGTCCCCCTTCAGCCAGGCCGTCAGTAGTGCGAACAGGATGAGCGCGGTGAGCGCGCCCGCCTTCGTCGCCGCCCAGGCGCCCGCCCGGATCTCCCGGCGCATCCCGGGCAGCGACTGCTTCTTCTCGCGGTAGTCGGCCCACGCCCGGCGCGTCACCGTATACGCGACGCCGACGGAGAACGCGACGATCACGCCGACGACGAACCAGAACGTGCCCAGCCCGCTCACTGGGCCGTCCGCCGGTCGTGGATCACCAGCGTCAGGCCGAGGATGACGCTGATCGCTGCCGCGCAGGCCAGCACGCACCACCGTGGACCGGTGACCACGAAGGTGGCGAGGGAGAAGAGCCAGCACATCGAGGCGGCAACGTATATGGCCTCACGGGAGTCGAACCGCATGGTGCATATTCTCGCACGCCTCGTGCGATTCCTTAAGCGAATGAGGTCGTCCGAATGGGTCACTCATTCGGTGGATCCGCATTAGGGATCATGCAACTTGCACAATTGGCCGCGCATCGATAGCAGCGCGATTGTGGATCAATAGCGGCGACGGCCTGGCACTCCTCCCGGACCCGGGCCGTCGCTTTTTTCCGCCGGACCGGGCCAAGGGGCCGGGTCTCGGGAAGGGGCGCGTGGGCCCGGTCCGGCGGTCTACTGCTGGGTCCAGCCGACGAACCGCTCGTACAGCCGGGCCGGGGCCGCCCTCGGGTTGTCCCGCGCGGCGTCCACCATGTTGATCCACATACTCAGCGTCAGGTAGCTGCCGGACTGCTCGGCGCGTAACTCTGCGCGAGCCGGTTCGCATGGCCAGTCCTCGCCGCACGCCGAACATGTCCATGCCGGACGGTCCGGGACGTGCTGCAGCTCCACCATCTAGTGCCTCCGTTTTATCGGGGTTAACGAGCGACCCCCCGGCGTAGCGTCGCGTAAACGTTGCGTGATTGTCCACCACCTACAACGTGAAGGGGAACATCGATGCCGACCAAGTGGGGCAAGCTCGACAAGGACAAAAACTTCGGTGACCTGCCGGACGTCGCGGAGGCGCAGAGCAACCTCGGCCTGCCCACTTTCGCGGTGGCCCTGAGCCCCACCGCCGACACCACCCTCACCCAGCTGGCCGGCAACCCGGGCGGCCCGCAGCGGGCGCTGTTCATCCTGACCCAGCCGAGCGAGGAAGACTCCCCGGACGGCACCTACTCGGTGGTGTGGCCCAAGCCGGGCACCCCGACGCTGGCCGCGCCCGCCGTGTACTGGGGGGAAGGGGACAACGGCGCGGCGTCCGAGATCTACGACTCCGTGAACGTCTACGAGCTGGTCACCGCCGACGGGATCCACTGGTACGGGCGCACGATCGGCGCCGGAATGGCCTAGGGAGGCGATCATGCGCGGACGCAAACCCGCCCCGACGGCGCTCAAGCTGGTCCGGGGCGACCACAAGGAACGGATCAACGACGACGAGCCGCAGCCGGCCGAAGGGGTGCCGACCTGCCCGAGCCGCAACCCGGCGGTGCGCGCGGTGTGGGACTACACCCTCGCCCAGCTGCTGGTCATGCGCACGATCACCATGGCCGACCGGGACGCTTTGCACGCGTACTGCCAGGCGGTGGTGCTGTTCGAGCGGGCCACCGCGATCCTCGAGCAGGAGGGTCTGACCATGCCGGCGATGTCCGGGCGCTTCCTGCCGCACCCGGCGCAGAAGATTCAGCGCGAGGCCGGCCAGCAGCTGCGGATGTACGCCTGCGAGTTTGGGCTCACCCCGTCGGCGCGCACCCGGATCCGGGTCGGGGACCAGGCGCCGAAGAGCCAGGAGCAGGGCGCGGCCCGGCTGCTGTCCGGCTAGCCGGCAGCTGCGCCCCGGGCTTGTGCACGTAGGTGATTTCGGTGCCGGTGATCGGGGTCTGCACGTAGCCGTGGATGCGGCACCAGCGCTCGAAGTTCCACCACAGCGCCTGCTCGATCATCACCAGCTTGTCGTCGCTCATCGCGGCAATGTAGCGCGAGGCGCGTCCCAGTGGCCCCCACCAGTGAAACGCGCCCCGCACCTGTTACCCCGTGCCCCGCCGACGACTTTACGGGCCGCCGACACCGACCGCGAAACCGAGAACCGTTCGGGGGAGGTGCGCCATGCCTCCACGCGCCAAGCGGCTGCCCGCCTGCGGACGCACCTTCGACGACCGGCAGTGCACCCAGCGCGGCGACCACCTGTGCGAGGCGCGCACCCTGCATGTGGCCGCGTTCTTCGCCGAGATCCTGGTGCACACCAAGGGCCGGTGGAGCCGCACCGCGTTCCACCTGCACGACTGGCAGCTGCGCGAGATCATGCAGCCGCTGTTCGGCGAGGTGACCTGGTCGACGGAGTTCTCCCGGTACGTGCGCCGGTACCGGCTGGCCTGGATCGAAGTCGCCCGCAAAAACGGCAAATCGGAACTACTGGCAGGCATCGCACTGTATTTGCTGGTCGCGGACGACGAAGACGGGGCCGAGATCTACGGCTGCGCCGTCGACCGCGACCAGGCACGCAAGGTCTATGACGTGGCTGAACGGATGGTCCAGCTGAGTCCAGTGCTGGGCGCCCGGTTGAAGATCAACAAGCAGGCCAAGCGGATCTACGACACCAGCACCGGCAGTTACTACGAGGTCGTCGCGGCCGACGCTGGCGGAAATCTTGGGCACAATCCACATGGCATCGTGTTTGACGAGGTGCTGACTCAGAAAAACAACAACCTCTGGAACGCCATGCGCACCGGCATGGGTGCACGCGATCAGCCGCTCATGGTGGCGGCGACCACTGCCGGCGACGATCCCCAGAGTTTCGGCAAGGCTGAACACGACGAGATGCAGAAGGTCGCCGACGATCCCGACCGGGCCCGTCACGTGTTCGTCTTCATGCGCAACCTGGCGCCGGACGCCGACCCCTGGGACGAGACCAATTGGTACGTCCCCAACCCCGCGCTCGGGCAATTCCTCTCCCTCCAAAGCCTGCGCGACGAGGCGCAGGAAGCCAAAAACGATCCGTCCAAAGAGAACGCCTTCCGCCAGTTCCGGCTCAACCAGTGGGTCAGCCAGAGTTCCCGATGGATGCCGATGCACCTGTGGGACAAGTGCACCGGGGACCTGTGGCTCAACCCGCAGTGGCACAACAACGAGCTGGCCGGGCGCACCGCGTACGCCGGGTTCGACCTAGCCGCGAAGTTCGACCTCACAGCATGGGCGCTGGTCATCCCAGGAGATGAACCGAGCGAGGACCCGGCGCACATCCAGTGGCGCTTCTGGCTGCCGGAGTCGGGCCTGGAACGGCTGGACCAGTTTCACGATGGCAAGTTCACGCGGTGGGCCAAACAGGGCTGGCTGACGATCACCGAAGGCAGCGTCATCGACTACGACAAGGTGATCGATGACATTGCTGAGGACGCCCGGAATTTCCGCATCGTTGCGGCCGATTGTGATGAATGGTCCATGTGGCCGATCATCAACCGGATCGCCGACTCCCTGAACCTGGACGTCGAACAGGGCGAGATAACGGCGTATCGCAACACGTACGACCGCATGAGTCCCGGGATGACAGACCTCATGGGTACCGTCAAACGGGGACTGCTCCGGCACCACGGCAACCCGGTGGCCCGCTTCTGTTTCGACCAGTGCGAAGTGCGCCATGCGCCCTACGACCCCAATCTGGTGCGGCCGGAAAAACCCGAGCGGGGCCGAGACAAGGCCCGCATCGACGCGGTACCCGCGGCAGCTATGGCGGTGAATGCCTGGAAGTCCCGGGAGGGGGCCGAGCTGTACCGCTCGGCGTACGAGGACGGCCAGCTGATGGTGCTCTAGCGGGTGATCCGGCGCTTGACGCCGAGCTGGCGCTTGACCTTCCACGGCACCCGCTCGGCGCCGGAACCCTTCCACTTCGCGTTTGCCGAACAGGTCCAGCAGCAGCCCTTGTAGCCCTTGCGTCGCACTTCTTGCCTCCCAGGTGGTGGTGCTCTAGTGCCACGGCCGGGGGCGCACCCCGTCGCGGACATAGCGGTCCAGTTCCGCCTCCGTCGCCGGGGTGTCCCACCGCTGCCGGTTGGGGTCGCAGCCGTCGTCCACCAGCTCGATCATCCAGCGGGCGTGGCAGCCCGGGTATTCGTACTGGATGCCGTCCACCTCGAACGGGCGCTGCGGCGTGACCAGCCAGTAGACGCTGCCGGCGGCGTCCAACCGGGCCTCGAACCAGAAACCGCCCTCGCTGTAGTCCTCCGGCACGGGCGGCCCCGGGTCCAGATCCAGATCCGGCAGATCCAGCAGCGCCAGGAAGGCGGCGTCGGGGTGTCGCGTCTCGTCCACGTGGGCCGCCGGGGGATCGAACCCCGAACATGCAGGTTAAAAGCCTGCGGCTCTGCCTATTGAGCTAGCGGCCCGGGGCGTCAGCGCAGCTTGCGCTGGCACCGCTTGCAGCGCGGCAGTTTGGCAACCGCGTCGTATTCGCGCTGCGACCCGGTGCCGCGCCAGTTCCAGCTGGGCGTCCATACGCCGCACGCCGCGACTGCCGCCTTGCCGTACATTCCGTCGCTGAGTGCGTGCGCCACCCGCCCGTTCTCCAGGAAGCGCCAGTGCAGCACGCTCACCCGCCGTCGCCGCGCATAAACGCCGCCGACGCCTGCGCCGCCCGTTCGTCCGGCAGCCAGTCCTCCCCGGCCGTGACGTTGAGCAGGCCGCAGATGCGCGCGGCCAGCTCGGGCGAGTCCACCAGGCCTAGCAGCCGGTCATCGGGACGCCGGCCGTTCTCGTCCGGCTCGCCCTCGCCCTCCCAAACGATCGTGCGGCCCCAGTGGTTACCGGTACGGAACATCAAACTGCCCTTCGGTTGCGGCGACGCTCGAAGCGCGCGGTCTGGCCCATGCCCTGCACGAACTCGTCGAACTCCTCGCGGTACTTGTCCGCCAGCGCGGCCAGCCCGCGCAGTTCGACGCGCAGCTGTTCCTCCTCACCGACCCGGTACCCGTACACCTCGCGGTGGATCGCCTGCACCGGGTCCTCGGCGAACGTCTTCCACCGCCGCGCGGTCTGCCAGCACGTCATGCACACCGTGTACGCGGTGCGAGCCTGGCCGTCCTTGCGCAGGCGCTCGATCAGTTCGTCGCGCTCGATGTAGCTCTTGACGTCGGCGAGCGGTCGGCCGCATTCGGTGAAGGTGGCGGCGCGCCACGGCAGGTCGGGGCGGCGCACATGGTCGAGCGGGTCGGCTGGCTTGTTCGTCACGAGTTGGCGCCCGACGCGGGCGGGGTGGACGAGATCTGGCCGCGCCCCCGGATGAACACCACCGGCTTGCCGGACTCGATCAGGCTGCGGCGGCGCACGTCGCGCACCAGCTGCTCGTGCTCGCGCTGGCGCCGGTTGGCCAGCATGACCCGGGTGGCCAGCTCCGGGGTCTCGCGCCACGGCCGGCGCACCGCCTCGGCCTGCTCGTGCTCCCCGGCGGCGTCGTGCGCGCGGGCCAGGTACTCGTAGGTCTCCGCGTCGCTCAGCAGTGAGCGGCCGTCCTTGGGCAGGCAGCCGTAGTTGCAGCGCATCGACTCGACCAGCCCCCACAGCCGGCAGATCATCGGCCGGGCGGGGTACACGCTGCACTGGTGCAGCATGGTCAGCGCCGGGCACACCGACGGCGGGTCACTG